GCGAGTGACTATATACCGCATGACGTTTCAGGGTGTATTATGTCCGAAATTGGTCGCGCGCAACGATGGCCAAGGGAGTTCACAGAGGTTGCACGCCGCGCTTTTGGCGGGCATACACTAACGATCAACAAACAAGACGTACAGACAAGGCGAGGGGCCCACATGGGCCTTGGGGGCACGTGGGCCATCCTTTGTACCATCCAAGCCTTCTGCGCCAGCGTAGCTCTCAAGCACACTCATACATCCGATGTCAAGATTTGTGGTGATGATTTACTTGCCCTATTTGATGGGTATCAACGTACAGTGTACGAAGATACCGTCACCAAATTGGGGCTTGTAATCAACCATAACAAAACTTTTCATGGAAGTAATGGAGTGTTCTGTGAGAGATTCGCTAGCAGCAGAAGGCTAGATGATGGTACATTGGAGGTCCACGTTGCGAATACGGATAAAATCGCAGAAGCGACAGCAGCTGAGCACCGCTTCGGTTACACCGACACTGAGGTCGGGGTAATCGAAGGGCTAGCTGCACTGTCAAAATCTGCGCACTTTAAGCGTATCCGCACCCTCGCCAAGAGCACGTGCGAGAGCCTGTCTGCCAAAGGACGTTACGTAACGAACTTACCATCTCAACTCGGTGGGAACAACCTACCATCCAAAAACATTTCCAGCGCCGCTGCCGCTAGCATGATCAACTATCTTTCAAGACACCAAACATGTTCTTACCGAAGTAAGAACATGGAAGAGAGTATTGAAATCAAGAAGATGATGCCAGCGGAAAGCGTAACTGGTCCTGTAAGGATGAAGGATGTTGCCAAAGACTTGAAGATCTGGGTACGTAAACAAAACGTTCTTAGCGGACAGGCCTGGCCCAAGGAATCAGAAATTCCAGTGAAAGAGATTCACATACAGATAGCAAGGCAGCGGCGCCGTGGGGTACTACCCCAAGACGCGGCTGCTTGTTGCACACTGTTAGTAAATCGCCTTCGCCGGTTAGACGATGAAACCTGGACCAAACGCACGTGCAAAACTGTACGAATGCTGTTGATCAACAAAAACAACTTTTCCTTCAAAGGAAAGCAACTCCGTAGAATTGCCCGAATATTACTAGACGGCGAAAGGTCATGCGTAACTGATCGAAATCAGTTAGCGCACATGGACCTAACGCCATTTAGAGACATAAGGGCAATAGACGGTGCTGCGATCCCTCAAAAGGTGATCCTCAGGAGGACGCCTTGGCTCAGTCACGTGACAGCCACAGTCGCCCCTTGAGG